AATATCATTTATACTCAACGGGAATAAATTTGTATATTGTATTCTTAATACAGGATTGTTTAATCCACTTAGAATAGTTAATGTTGCGTCTGAAAAATGTTTGTTGTTTTGTAGTTCTTTACTACCGTTGCGTTTTTCAAAACCATCTGGATCAGCAATTGAGGTGAACCAATCATATATGTTTTTCCATGATTGTAATTCTTCATCAACCAAAAATTCAACATCAAGTGGAGAATACGTTAGTTTGGTACCAGGTGAATACATGTCTAAGAATGGAGTGGCTCTATTAACCTCACCCAAAGAAACGCCCGGTAGATTAACCGACTGACAAAAATACTGTGTGGCCCTAATTCTATCGAATGTAAGTAAGAACTTGGTGGGTTGAAGTAAATTGGTATTTTCTGGTGATCTAGTTATTGCAGTCATGTTATCTCCTCTATCAGTATTTAGGAGCCATAAAAAAAGGGACCCGAAGGTCCCTTTTAAATGTCACTCTTAATGGTGACTCTTCCCATCCCTGGGATTACATCAAGTTTCTAACTGCAAAAATGCGATAGTAAACGTTTGTACGTGGGTTCAATGCACCGTTGCCAGATGTAAGACCGTTTGCGAATGGATTTGCAACCATGCCGTAACGTGTCTTGAATCCAATTTTTGGTTGGAATGTGAACTGGTCAATTGCACGAACCATTTGTAGCGGAACGTATGGGCAATAGAACAAACCAGCATCATAAGGTGAAGTACCTTTGTATCCAATTGTAACCAATTCTTGGTTGCTTGTGTAGCCACCAAAATATGGATCAATGTATACTTTGATACGACCGTGCAACAAACCAGCAAATGTATTGCCTGTGTCATCAACTTGTAGATCAGCAGATAGGTTAGGTGTGTATTGCAACACGCCAGCCATTGCCATTGCGGAAGCAACGTCAGATGATACAATCATCACGTTACCTTTGCCACGACGAGTTTGCTTAGCAATTACGTTAGCATCACGTTCGATTTGGAAAATCAAACCTTTGAAACGTTCAACTGACCAACGACCGTTAGAGTCTGTGTCCAAGTCAAATGCACCAGCAGTTGTAGTACCATATTGAGCACCTGCAACAGCAGTTGTATAGATTGTACGGATAACTTCACGGTTGATTTCAGACAAAATTTCTGTAGAAAGGATGTTTGACAACTCTGTTTCTGCATCCAAGCCATGAATTGCCTTCAAGTCTTGTGCAAGTTCTAGAGAGTATTCAGCCTTCAAAGCACGTGATTGTGCAGTAACAGTAACTTTCTCAATTGAGAATGCCATTTGTTTGAAAGGACTATCTGTGTCAGCACCCAAAGCTTCAGCGGTTGCTGTTGTCATGCCAATACCAGTTGTGTAGTGGTTAGCAGTCAAGTCTGCAATAGGGTTTGTACGAATGTCTGTTGTGTTATTGCCACGGAAACCGTATGGGTTAGATGTAGACAATGCACCAGAGAAATTTGTATTTGCTTCGTTGAAGAAAGCTTCGTTTGCGTTGTTTGGTGAACCTGTTTGTGCATCGTAACGAGCACGCATTGCAAAGATCAAGCCGGTTGGGCCTGTCATTGGCTGAACGCCTGCAACATCATATGCAATCAAGTTAGGCAATGCACGGCGAACCAAGCTAATCAAGATTGGATCGTAGTTAGAAATGCCAGAACCTGTAACGTTTGTTGGAGCAGTAGAAACTGCTGTTTCGTTCAACTGAGATTGAGCAGCTGCCATTTCACGTTGTTGGTTTTCCAAAACAAGTGCTGTAACAGCTTTCTTGTATGGGTCTTTGATGGACTCTAGGCCTTCGTGCTCAAGCACAGGTGCCCATTTTTTTTGTAGTTCTTCGGTTAGATACATTTAGTGTTCTCCTTATTAGTATCTTTTATTGGTAAAGTTTATTTATTTAACCAATGATTTAGAGATTGTTTGTGCGTATTGTGCAATTGCAGGATCAACAGATACCGATGATGGTTTCTTGTCTTCCTCAACTTCCACTGCTTCGTGCAATACAGAACTTTGAATCGCTTTAATTGGAGACTGGAAGTATGAATCTACCAATGTTTCCAATTTACGACCAAATTCCTCTTCTGTGGTAAAGTCAACACTCTCTGCGAGTGATTTCAATTTTTCCACTTGAGTCTGCGTTAGGCCTTCACATACTGCATGTATAGCCTCTGTTTTTTTGTATTCGTTAATTTGTTTCTTCATTTGAACGGCAGTCTGAATCTGTTCGTTTAATGAGTCTTCCAATTCTTCAACCTTGTCTGTCAATTCTTCGACAACGTTTACTTTTTCTTCTGGAATGTCAATGTAGTGGTCTTCGAACAAAGTTTTCATACCACGGATGAAATCTTCAACGATTTCGGCACGTAGTCCTTTTTCGATTGCCAATTGGTTTTCTTTGAACCATTCTTCTGACATGTAGTTAATGTAGTCATCCAATTTCTTAGATAAATCTTCTTTAACTTCTTCAACTGAAGCTTCAAATTCTTCGTACATTGCTTCTTCAACTTCTTCCAAAATGGCTTGTGAACGAGCAATAACGGCTGCTTCAAAAATTGTGGTTGCTTTTGTTTTGAATTCTTCGGACAATTCTTCACCAGAAAGTAATGCACCAACATCTTGGTCCATCTGTTCTTTCATTTTTTGTTTCTTCATCATTTTCTTAATCATTGCTTTGTCTTCTCCAGCATCTTCGTGGCTTTCTTCAGCAACAACTTCTTTTTCTTCATCTTCTTCTGTTCCTTCAGCATAAGATTGGAATGTTGCACCTGGATTTGCTTGCATCATTTGTGGTGCAAGTTTAGCTTTGATTCTGTCACGAATGGCAGAATAGTCTGTTGCAGCTGCTTGAACAGCTTTGTGCTCAGCACCTTCCGAATCGGCAGGACCAGATAGTTTGCCGCCAGGTTGTGAACCGACAGGTGGTGTTGCGCCAGGAGGTGTAGCTGTTGGAACACCTTTGGTGTAATCACCAGTTTCGTCATCTTGTTTCTTGATTTCACCAGCAACTTCACCAGCATCTTTTGTACCATAGGCAACAGATGTAGGTAGCTTAGATGAACCTTCTTTGTGGCCACGAGCTACAGAAGCTTCAAAGTTTTCCTTTGCGCCTTCTGTAAGAATTGATTTAGCGGCGTCTGTCAGATTAAATTTTCCCATTTTGAGAATCTCCTTGATTTTATATTGGATATTTATAATTAAAGTTTTTTGATGAAGTTTTCGAATATTTTTAAACTTACACGTTCAATGTCTTTACTAGAAGCTTGTTTGATTTCTCTCTTAGCTTCTTCGTACTGAACCTCAGTCCACGATCCGTTTACCATCATCCACTCTTTACCTTCCATAATACCTTGTACAAAAGCACCAGGCGCAGAAGGGTCTGCTACAATATCTGCCGCTGTGGCCAGATGAAAGTCATCTTGAACTATGTTAACACCGTTGATAGCTTTGAGAGAACCCATACCACGGGAAGACACACCTAGTTGTGCGCCACCTTCGATAAGACTTCTTGCAATGTTACCCATTGGTGTTTCAAGAATTTTAGCTTTGCCTATCCAAGCAGTTCCTTCTTGACGTAATCCCACAATAATGTGAGACACACGATCCAGATTGATAGATGGGGTGTCTGGATGTCCCAGTTCACCAAAGGCACGATTTTTATCAACATACTCGGTTACATAACGACCAACTTCTTTACGCATGGTTTCCTCTTTATACATGCGGCCGTTTTTGTTAACCTTCTCAGAAACTAAAAATGGACCTTCAATGAAAAGAGTTTTCTTTCCATCATTTTCTTCCACCAAATAGTTTACTGATTCGGTAATTTCTTTAATGAGTTTCATGTTGGTCCTTATGGTCTTATTCCGTAACTACCATAATTGAAGGCAGCAGGATCGTTGAACTGTCCACGTTGGTAATATTCGTTTTCTTTACGAAATTCCATAATTAAAGTGTAACTTGAATTCGCAACATATCCTCTTGTGCAAATTCCTATATCACCGTTGTGTAATGTAGTAGCAGTGTTTGTTACGGTTGGATTCTTAATGGTTATCCAGTTTCCGGCACCATCATACTCACCATTGCCTTGCAATAACATAATTGGAGTACCTGAATTTGCCAGTGAACTTCTAGTATTTGACCAATATAATTGCACATCACTGACACCACTGTCTGTATCAAACCAAACACGGTTTATGGTTAGACCATAGTAGGACAATGGACCTGTGTTTGCAGTTGATGATAATAGATTTGCTTTTGAAGAATCTAGAGCACCATATAAAGTGTTTGCCTGAATTCTGGCCACATTGTTTTCTTGGCCAGTGCCATCAAATTCACCAGTAATTTTGATGACTGCAAATTGAGTATCATCCTTTAATACTTGATATGAAAATTTATTTGCCATTTGTAATCCCTGTTATTGTTTGAATAATATTTATACCAGTATGACAAAATTAAGTCGAAACTTCTGTTTGAATCACTTCATCTTCAGCAGAAGCTTCTGGTGGGTTCATTATGTTCTTTGCAACCACTTGTTTGTGTGCTTCAATGTGTGACATTACCCTGTCCTGCAATGCAGAATATAAAGCATCACGCATTTCTTTTGCGTTATCTTGTTCTGCATAGTCTACTATTTCTCTTGCTGTTGCCATGTTTATCTCCTAATTATAATATACGTTTTAATCTAGTGAAGGTAGTATCTTCTAAACTCAAATCACCTTTAACTGGCTTCGAACCACTAGAACTCTTTGCTTTTGGGCTGGCTGATGTAGAACCACCAGAACTTCCATCAGCTTGACCTTGGTCAGGCGTCAATTTTGCCTGTTGTGCCATTTGGTCAGTTTGAACCTGACCCATCATTTGTTGTTGTGCAACATCATTAGTTACCGCAACTGGCAAACCAAGACCCATTTCTTTTTCTTTATCAATTTGTTCCTGCATTTCTTCAATCTCATCATCCGATAGGCGCAACACATTTTGTTGTATCCACTTTTGTGAGAAATAACGGCCCGTATAAGGATCGACTGCACTCAACAAAGACAATCTTTGATTAATTAATTCCGATTCTTTTAATTCGGAGAAATTATTATCTCTGATAAAATCATAGTGAATGTGTTCTTTAAACAAATTCCATTCTTCAGCAGTACAAATTCCTTTAAGTACACATTGTACACGAAGAGCCTGGTCAAAAACATCCGAAAATTTGTTACGTAATCTTTCAACAAATTTAGAAAACTTTAATTCATCTCTAGTAATTTCGGAAGTGCGACCAAGAGTGAAACCTTGATTCGGTTCTAATCTAGAAACCGGTACAGACAATGCACCGTATAATTTCTTTTGAAAGTACTTAACATCTTCCAACTCACCTAGGTTTTGTCCACCTGGTAGTGTGGTAATCTCTGTACCTTTGCCACCTTCTCTGCGTGGTAACCAAAAGTCTTCCATCATGGACATAAACTTACGATCATCACGGACTTCACCTGTGTTTGCATCATAGACAAGTTTGTTCTTATACTTGACCATAATGTCACGGAGGTATTGTTCCGCTTTTAACTTAGGAAGATTACCAACGTCAATATAAAAGATACGGCGTTCAGGAGCACGTGAAATGCGATAGATAACTGTTGCATCCTCAATCATTCTTAACTGGTTCAATGGCTTGATTGCCTTGTGTAGATATGATAACACAACTGCTCTACGTGAATCCATAAGGCCAGAAACCACCGAGATGATCGAATCTGTTGTGATGCGTGTACCGACTGGTCCAAAGTTTGAGGCTGATCCTGAGACTACCTTATCATTGTAGATGTAGTACTCATTTACAGGGTTCATAATCTCCACGCCTGTGCGTTCATCTTTTTGTTTCTTAATCTCACGTACTTTACGTAATCTACGTGGATCAATATATCTTAATTCTTTAATACCTTCTTGTGGATTCTCACGATCAATAATAAGGTGATAATACATTCTGCCGTCAATGTAGTAACGGCGAAAAATATCTTGTGCCATGTTTTGATAATTAAACAAACGAAGAATGGTACTAAATTCTTCTTTGATGGCCTTCTTAATTTTATCTGGTTGTTTTAAATCATCTAAAACTATTTGAGTAATTTTACCATCATCATCTTGTACAATAGCTTCATTAACTATGTCATCTATCGCAGATTCAATTTCTGGTTGCATTGCCATTTCACGATAACGAGAAATGAGTTCTACCTCATTCTTTGCTGTACCGTCTAGATCAACATATGTACCGTAGTAAGCGGCAGATGTAATAGTTAATGCACCATCATCCGAAGTTGGAGGTGCAAAAGATTGTTGAACGACTTTATCATTCTCATCTTGTTGACGAGAAATTGTAAAACCGAACAGTGAGAACTTGTTTGTATTTGCCATATTTTGTGTGTAATTATAAAATCAAAAAAACATGGAGGGCGCAAGGCCCTCCTCATATATCAAGTTGTTGTATCTGTTTCCCAATATTGGTAAGCAAACGTACAAGTATATTCCTCAATTGCATCATTTGAACCCCAATCTAAATCAATTGGTGCCAAGTCTAGTGGGAACATACCAACAAAGTTGTATTTCTTAAGCTCATTTCCTGTCTTGCCGTATTGTGTCACACTTGCATCTACAGAGTAACCTGTGGAACCAATTGCAGCACCAGAACGGACATTCGCTGCATGGCTATTGATTGCATTCATCCAAGATTCTAAAGAATTTCGTATTGCAAAATCTTCATCGTTGATGATTGTCAATGTCCAGTCGGCAAAAGTTCTGTTACCAGGAAACTTCATTTCACGACCAAAGTAAAAAACTGGTACAGTACCAATTGTTGAACCTGGTAGTTGTGCAGCTTTGGCCATGAAATTAACTTTCTGACCAGCTAGTGCGCCGTTTACGGCTAGTGTTGGAAAAACTAAAGAGACTGAGAACAGATTAGGACGGGCTCCGTCACCAATCATATTCGCTCTAAATTCTGCTACGTTGAATGCCATTGTATTCTCCTATTGTCGTTTTATTTATTAGGCTGCGCCAACAACTGTAGTGAAGTCAACACCAGTTCCAACAGCAACAAAGTTCAACTGAATGTAGTTAATTGAACGAGCAGGTTTGATGTAGATATCACCAACAAATTGATTGCTGTCAATTACTTGTGCTGTATTGTTTGTTGAATCACAAACAACTTTGAAATCAGTAATACCACGGCGACCTTGAATGTCACGCAAGAACGGAACTACTAAAGCAACAAACTGAGCACGGGTAAACTCATCGTTCAATTCAAACAATGAAAATTTTGCGGCTTGTGCAATTGCTTTTTCCAAGACAATAAACAATCTACGGACATTAATTCTGTCAAATGCAGATGGTTTGGCCAACAATGTTTTATCACCAAACAATACTGTGCCTTGACCTGGCATTGATACAACTGGATTTACACCTTGTTTGTACAATGCATCACGGAATGTTTTGGTTGGATTCCATGCCAGTTTAACACAATTTTTAATTGCACCACGGTTTAAACCTGCTGGTGAGAACCATGGATCTCTTACTGTATCTGTGTTAACACATAGACCTGCAATATCAGCATTCAATGGCATCCAACGATACACGTTGTTGTATTTGTCTAGTTGATATTTCCATCCAGAATCTGCAACAACATATGAAGATGCTCTCGACAATGCAGTTAACCAGTTTGTGATGTTAGTTGACTCACTTCCAGCTTGGTTAACAACGTCTACGTATCTTGGAGAAACAAATGCAACACAATCTGCTCTAGAGATGGCAACGTTGTCGATTACATATTGTTGAACTGTAACACTATGGCCACCAGTCAGAACTAATGAAATGTCAACAGCTTCTTTGTTAACAAATAAATCATATGCAGATTGCAAATTACCATTTGTTGGTGCTTCAGAAACACCACCCGCCAAAGGAACTACTTGAATTGTGACAGGATTACCAAAAGTTTTACCAGCCGCTGTTGTGCCCCATGTACCATTTGTTGTTGCATAATCTACTGGATCCATTACATAAACATATTTTGAATTATTGAAAATAACTTGTTTGTAGTAATTTGATACACCGTTAATTGTTGCATCTGATGCAGCTGAAACAAAACCATAAGTTTCTAAAACTGTACCTGCTACGCCTGTAAAATAACCTAATTTGTCAACGACAACAATATGCATTTCATCAAGTGTGCCACCTACAGAAGATGCATATTCTGATGTGCCAGGAGCTGATGTGAAATAAGAAGCATAAGCCCAACCTGCAAAAAGAGAAGTCTTTGCACAAACTTGAATTTCTAATGAATTTCCCATTGTACCTGGATATCTAGCCACAAAAGAACCGTATGTATTTGAGTTTCCTGTTAACAAATATGAAAATTCATATACATCTTCGTTTGCAATTTGCACAGCAGTTCCAGTTGCATATGCATTTCTTGCACCTGCACCAACAGCTCTAACAACACTTAAGCTGTTACCATAAGCTAAGAAATTTGAACAAGTAAAAAACGATAATGCTGTGTCAGCATTTGGTTTACCGAATGTGCTCGCAAGTGTTATTTCATCACCAATCAATTTAATTTTATTTGCTGGACCAAATTGAAATGCTCCAGCAAATGCACCGGCCGTAGTCTGTACTGATGGAACGACTGTAGTTAGGTCGATCTCAGATACATTTACGCCTGGAGAGATTTGAAATGCCATTTTATTCTCCTTGAATTATTATGTTCTTTTGGCAAAATACCATATGTGTATTTATGAAAGGCCGGATTTACAACCGATCCATCATCTTTTTTGAGAAGCTTGCATAAACTTCTCCACCGTCTGCGATTTCCCACAGGTCTCCACTCACTATCTCAAAATCATGTTCTAGCCCATCTTCAATAATAGGTGCGGGTAGAACATCATCGTCCATCTGGTTCATATTTTCCAGTTGAATTTGTTTGCGAATATCGTGGTTGACAATTTCTTTAAAGTATTGTTGAGTTGTTACCCATGAAAAAATAACTAAAGACATTACCATGTCATCATTTGCACCTTCTTCCGCAGAAAAAGAATTCTTTTGTTGAACAAAAGTTGTTAATTCCGAATAGGTATCAAAGTCATTTATCAATAGTTTGTCACCCTCAATCAAAGTTTTTAGGTTGGAACAACCAATTGCCTTGACTTGTGGGGACATTTTTAGACCCATTTGAATGCCACGGGCAAAACCAGCCGACAATTGTTGGGGTTTTTTGTTGCCCGTAAATATTTTCCACAAATTCTCATATTCAAAATCCGAGTGTAGTGAGTCTGCCACTTGTGGATTATTGTTAATTTCTACCAGAATATATGCATCGTTGTAGTATCTGGCTGTATTGTAGATGACCGTAGGAAACAATATTGGTGTGATTGACGAACTCTTATATGTGGCCACCTGTTTGTATGGTGTCTGCGAAATGTCAATAACAGAAAACGCTGAACTGTCTAGGTTTTTACCCTCAGATACGTCCACTGTTATACAATATAGGTGGTCGGATTTTGATTCATTAACACCTTCTTTCACTGGATGTTCATAGATTTTCAACAAATCGTGGTTCGCAACAGGGTCCACATAGACCAGTTGTTGTAATTTGTATCCAGAAACCAAAGTATTTGATGAACCTAAGAATTCTGTTTCAAACTCCTGTTTGAATTGTCTCTCAGAGGTGTTACGGATTGTTTCTTCTTTCCATATTTCGTCACGGCCTGGTACCATAGACCAGTGAATCTCAAATGGTTTGTAATCATTCTTCTTGTTGATTGAATCCATCCACAGTTTGTAGAAAAGATTCATACCATTAGGTGTGGACACGATAATAATCTTTGTCTTTTTACCTGATGAAATTACAGGGTAAACAGAGTTAAAGAATTCTTCTGCAATATTGGTAGGAACGAAAGCAAATTCGTCCAAGAATACAATGTTAAATGCACCTCCACGAATTGCAGAGCTTGACGTAGATGCTGCAATAATCTTAGAACCATTCTCCAGTTCTACGTTACCTTTGTTCCAGGTAACTACACCTTGTTGCAACCACATAGGTAGATTTTCATATGCAAGTTGATACTTAGCTAAAATATCTCTTGCCAAAGAACCTTTGTTGGCCAATACTGCACAGTTTTGTGTATCTTTGAAGATAGTTTCCCACAACATGTATGCAACAGTTGTGGTTGTTTTACCAACCTGGCGAGGGCATTTAGTGATAACGAAACGATTGTTTGCAAATAATGTAATCATTTCCTCTTGAAATGGCCACATACTAAAATTAATCAAACCATCATCAACGTTGACAATTTTGATATAATTTTTTGCAAAATAGATTGGGTCGTTTTTACACTTGATGTATTCATCAATTTGTTCTTGAGTATATTCTACCTTGACGCCAGCTTTTTTAAGTAAAGGATTGTCCCTATACGCTTCACCAAATCTTAAATCACCACTCATTCTTTACCTTTAAGTAACTTGTTCAGTTCTGCGGTTGAACCAACAAAGATGGCTTTGTCAATCTTGGTATCACCTTCTTTTGGTTTACCATCCATTGTACGCATTTGTTTTTGTACTGCAAGTAGTTCCTTATTTGCATCTACCACATTTTTTAACAGTGTACCATACACCTCAAATGCCCTAGGATGTTGTCCTGCTTTTGCAATGTTGAGTATTTCTTCCATGGCTTCTTTGCCTTGGTCAATTAATTCCTGTAGATTATCTTTTGTTTGGTTATATGCATCTTCCAAATCATTTTTTAAATCGGGACCATTTTCTGGTTTTGTAACCATCGGCAACAAAGGCTTTTCTTTTTGTTCTACCGGTGTTACATCAAATAATTTTTCCATGTTCTTGTCAAATGTATTCATAGTTTTTTAAATTAATTATAATGCTGCAATTCTACTTTGAAAATCGGCAAAACTGGATGATGCAGCAACAATTACTTTCAAGTTTGCAAGAGGTAGTGCTGCAGCTCTTTGTGTTGTGCCATTTGTAAATATAACATTTCCTGTATTTACGATATTTTTACCACTCAAATCTACGCCTGTTGGATCACCAGAAGATGGTAATATAATTTTACCATTACCATCAAATTGCCATTTTTGTTTCAGCTGCGTTACAGATTTTTCATATCGTCCATCAGGACTTGTATAGACAATTACATTCATTGTTTCTGTATAGTCTGTATTTTCTGCAATCGTTACGGTTGTGTTGCCAGTACCAACAGTTGTACTTGTTGCTGTGTTTGCTTCGGGTATACCAACATATGTAAAGTCACCCCAAGAACTACCATTTGCGCCAAGGTATGTACCTGATAGAGAACCATCTACAGGCAATTGATAAACAACTGCATTTGTGTTTGCGTTATTTGATGATTTGTTATAGCCAATACCAACAAAATAATCACCAGAAACATCTAGTTGTCTGTGGCCAAATCTAATTGTTTGATTTGCATTTGCAATTTCTAGTGCCTTGGCCCAAATTAATTCACCATTTGCATCAATTTTGTATGTAATGAATGCTGCCTGATTGTTTGCATCTACTGTTGCACCATTTACATATAGATAATTGTCTTTATGTTTGATCCAATTAATTTTTGGTGTTGTGATGCCAGTTATACTTTTTTCCCAAATCAATTGATTATTGGATCTAAATTTATAAATGTTAGTATTTGATGCTGCGTACCAATTATTTGATGTATCAGAAGTCAAACTTATAATTGTGTTGCCATTAGCATCAACATTGTTTGTCCAAAGATAAACACCTTCTGTATCGAACTTGTGAACTTTTCCGTTTGCAGAACCAACTAAAACACCATATTCATTTGGAAGAGCTAAACAACAAAATGCATTTGTGGATGCTGTTTGTGAGGTAAAGTAGGTAAACAATAGTTCACCTGTATTATCAAGACCAGTTAACAGGTTGTGTTCACCAACAAAGTATGGAAATCCTTGGTCATCAACAGTAATATCCACAGAACCCATGGCATCTTCAACCATGGAACTCCAAACATTTTGGCCAAGATAATTAAATTTGGTAACTAAAGTTGAAAAATTACCTGGAATATTTGTCAACAAATAAACATTGTTGTTTGCATCAATGTCTAATGATTCGGCAAAACTGCCATATGAGGTGTTTGCTGGCACAGAACGTGACCAGAATATTTCACCTGTTGCATCGAATTTCACAATTGTTGATTGCGGGAAACCTGTAGATAGATTCTGTGTTGTCAATGCAACATAAATGTTATTGGCTGAATCGTATGCAACACTGTGTCCATATGTATTTGCTGCTTGAGTTGTTAATTGGCCATACAATAAACCCCAAGCTTTTTCGTTGTGACGATCATTACCAAGTTCCACTTTTGTATTACTATACATTATGGTATCGGTAAAACTGATATCACCTAAGAAAACAGAATTGGCTTTGTTGAAAGCACCTTGTGCTGTAGCGGCATTGTTTGCTGATAATGAGTTTGCAGTATTGGCATTATTGGAAACGTTGGTATACAACTCAGTAAAGTTGTCATTTGATTTAACAAATGCGGTTCTTAGTGTGTCGCCTTTACCATCATTTGCTCTAATACCAATATTGATTGTTTGTTTAGCCATTTATTTCTCTCATTTGATGTTTATTGGTTTGCGGCCTTGTTAATTGTCAAGACCTCATTTAGTGTGTTGTCAACCTTAGCGTCAACTTTATCAACAGTCATAAAGTCGATATCTGTAGATACTCTACCAACAGCATCCACTTCAACAAATTTCAATGGGTTTAGATTGTATGTGATGAATTTATAGTTTGCCAAAGTATTAATACCGTATATAGGTTTATCGGACACAAAGTTTCCTGTTAGTGCTTTTAATCTAAGTAGGTTGTCTTTAAATTGCACAACAATTCCTGTTGCTGATGCATCATCTGATGTATATCCTTGATATACTTTTTCACCAACTTTGTATGTACCAAAACCAGAACTCAAATTCAAATTAAATTCAACAACATCTTCTTCGGTAATTAGATTGTATACTGAAACAAATGCACGATTAATAACACCAGTTTCGGTGGTCTTACCAAATACAAAACCTTTGACTGTAAAGTTTAATGTCCATATTATCATTCTGGTCTCATTTTCTCTACCGCCTTCGTAAATAATATCATGTGAAGTTGAATTCAAAATTATTGGTACTTCTTTAACAATACCCATTTCAGGAATCAAATTTAATTTGATGGTATAGTCTGGTGTAAAATACGGTAATATGTGTTCAATAATTTGTGTACCGTCTTCAATGTTTCTCACATAGATGTATAGGTTAAAATCAAAATTATATGGTACAGGATTGTATTGTGCAATAACTCCG